CTGCCAAACCACGAAGTTCTTCAGAGATAGCTTTGACTTCCTGATACATACCCGAATTTTTTGGTGCGGTCGATGAAGAACAGATGTTCATATAGTCGATATAGATAATATCAGGAACGTAATTACTCTTTAACTTCAGTTCATTAAGGAGGAAGCGGAAGTTAGCAGAACCTGCCTGTCTTGTTGGAAATTCCTTAACCTTCAATTCACCAACCATTGACGAACGTAGTTTACTGATATGGTGCTTATATTGAACCTCTGGTAAACCCATGACATCATCAATTGACAAGTCCATGAGGTTAGCGTCAACTCTCTGAGAGATCATTTCCTCAGACATTTCAAGGGTTACGTAAAGAACCTTCTTGCCATCACGAACATTTGCCGCAGCCATATGACACATGATCGCAGATTTACCTACGTTGACGCCAGCCATAAAAATGGTTAATGACTTCTGTGATACCCCACCACGAGTGATGCGATTAAGTATATCAATGTCGAAAGGTACTTTATGCTCTACTAGATGATAGAAGTCATAACGTGATGCTGCGTCCTTGAAATAGTCATGTCCCTGATGGGTGTCGAAGGATACGGCGAGAGCACTAGTCAAAATCTTGGGAATAGTGCCAAGAGACTCATTACTCTCGAATAACTCCAAGCACTTAGTCATACCCAAGTAGATGGCACGCTTCTGGCACCACTTCTCTGCTTCATCCGAGACCCACTCGATATCAGTCTTTGGGTCTATATTCAGACTTTGGATGAGATGTTCAGCCCTTTCCTTCTCTTCGTCGTTGATCTTCTTATCCAAAAGATCAACAAGAAGTGCCTCTTTCGAGGGTATCTTATTATACTTCTTAACAAAAGAATCAACCAATTCAAAGGCGATCTGATTGATTCTGTCAGAGAAATACTCAGCGTATATGTATGGAATAACCTTTCTAGTAAACGATTCATTATCTACCAGATTAGCCAGTATGACCTTTTCAATCATCAGCTAGGACCAAATCCTTCTCGTCAGTTGGGAGAATATAACCAATTACCTTGCGGACCCACTCTTCATCTAAATATACACGCTTAAGCTTGAAAGGATGTCCCTTGGCAAAAATCAAAAGGTCTTCAATATCAATGGACGAACCACTGCTAAGAAGTCTCCCCCCACCGTACAAACCTTCAAGATCATCTGATTTGGCATAGGTAAATTGCAACTCAACCATAATTTACTCCTTATCTGTGGTGGAAGCCGACTTTGCTCCTGCCTTCGAACTTACGGCGGTTATTGAATAGTTCAGCTAGGGTCACATTATCATATGAACCATCGTAAGTCAAGTTCAAAGTATCAACAATAGCTTCTGCTTCGGCTGCATGGTAGGGTTGAAGCTCGACTACGTCATAGCAACGACCGGGACGAATCAAAGCTTCGTCAATGAGACTCTTGTCCAGATTGGCAGTGACGATGATTTTTTTCTTGCTAATATCGACAATACCCTCAGAAAGATTAAGGAACTTACTCATAATAGTATTGTCATTATCTTCACGGCTCTTCAGGAAGATATCAAAATCTTCTAAAAGCAATAGATCATACTCTCCTTCAAGATAGAAGAGGAAGAATTCGTCAGTCTCCATAAGCTTCTGATCATAGGTTATCAAAGCTTCTTTATGCTTCTGGTAGATATAGTTACGAATTAAAGAAGTCTTTCCCATTCCTGGTGGACCGATGATAACCAAGATAGGAGAACTTGATTCCTCATAATCATTATAAAAGTTATCGATACCTTGCTTAATAGTAGGATAGAACACATCTCGCACGTTCTTGTTAGCAGATGCTTTGAGGCGATTAGTTTTAATGCCTTGCTGAGTCTGGGTTGCCCAAGTGATGTAAGGTTGATCGATGGCAACCTCCAAGAACTTGATAGCCTTATACTTCTCCCATAATGCAGGAAAAATTTCACGCTTCGCATAGAAGCGAGTATCTAAACGCCAGCTAGTGTCATTATCTTCATGACAGGAGAAAGAAACACATGAACCATTGTCAAAGACCGCGAACACATATGCATTAAATGACTGCATATCCTCGATCCTAGTATCAAGAGCCAACTCCATAGCTTTGAGAATCTCATGTGGCATCTTATCTGAATAGAAGTGCTTGTAGCCAGATACAACGTTTTCGATGTTCCACTTATCGAACATCTTGAGGGTTAGATAATCACCTTCCTGCAAAGCAGGAAAGTGATATTCTTTTGGTGGAATGGCAAACTTTACTAAAGTTGAATCAGAGTAATCATATTCACAGGGCATTCTGAACCTTTCCTTGAATTAAATCGAACATCCTCCTGCCACACAGGCGAATTCTTGAGAGCCAGTAGTCATGTCTTCACTCTCATATTGAGATAGACCAGACCAATCAACATTTTCTGGCATCTGAGCTAGTAGAGCCTTATACTGTTCTTCTGTACAAGTCGTAAACGGAGCTTGCTTATAAACCGTCGAACCTTCGTCAGCAGGTAGGAATGAGACGCCTGAGACCCATTCAAAGTTCTTGTAGACCCAAGCACCAACTTCTAGCCATTCGTTCTCTCTAACAGAGACAGTAATCGATGGCTTATGCTCACACCAATGTTTCTGATAGATAAGCCAAAGTTCAAGATGTTCAACCGCAGACATATCGTTTTTATGGATGGCATCAGGAGAAGTCCGCATAGGAAACTTGAAACACATAACATTAGCGGGATCATAGGCATCCTTCTCAAATGGAAATCCATTGTCAATCATGAACTGCGATAGTGGGTCTTTCAGGTCATTGCGTACATATCGAATGTAGTATGGTGAATGAGCAGGATGAATGCCAGATGAGCAGCCATTCAAAGCTGAAGAAGTGCCAGAAGGTTTAACACAAGTAACAGCAACCGACTGATTGATACCAATTTGAGCCGCTATGTCAATATTAGTTCTGATCGCTACTTCCTTCAAAGTTTGAAGGAAAAGCGGAAGGTCAAAATCCTTTGAGACGCCATTTGTAGCAAGGTTATCCATAATACCAGTCAAAGATACACCAAGGAGACGTTCATCTTCGCAATTCTTCTGCCACTTCTTATTGATGTATTTGAAGTTTGTAAAGCAGGATTGAAAAGTACCTAGGATGGTAGCTAGACGAACTTTATTCGCTAATGTTTGAGCATTATCTGTATCACGAACTACGACCTCTGTCAAGTTGCAAAACTCATATGGACGAAGAATAATTTCAGCACATGGATTTAAACCAAAGTCATGACTAATATCTCGATAACGCATACCCTCATAATTCAATGTCTTACGGAAGTCATTAGCATTTTGAATGACACGTTTCAAGGCTGGACGTGAGACTATACCACGTTCGCCAGACTTGCTATTATATAATGATGTCCACTCGGTCATGAAGGTACCAATATCTGGAGTATCCTCATAAACAGCCGAATTATTAGCCAGACGACGATGAGGATTGCTCATATACCAATCGCCAGACTTGGCCAAACGCATTAAATTATCTAGAAGGTCCGACAAGGAAATGAAGGCGGAACGACGAACACCACCAACTACCACAATGTCACCGATTTTGCAGACCAAATCATGTACTTCAAGCGTCGTAAGGAAGCGTCCAGCGGCTTTCTTAAACAAGTGGATGGTAAATTCAATCAGGTCAACAAGCGGCTCAGGACCACTGCTACGACCTCCCATTGTCTTGAGACGAGCACCAGATGGACGGAGCTTAGAAATGTCCCACTTTGGAATTTGACCAATGAGCAAAAGGCTAACGATCTCTCGATATCCCTTTGCCCAACCAAGGCGACTATCATGAAAAACAACGGTTGTATCAGACTCGAAAAATTCTTCTGGAAGAGCAGGAAGATGCTTGACATTCTTGCTCTCAACTGAATAACCAACGCCTGTACCAGACATTGAAATAGCAATGGTCTCATCAAATGACTTCAGGTCATTCATTGGCAGGTATGCGCAATTATACATTGCAATATGATTCTTTTCTGCTGCCTTACCTGCGGTCATCAAAGCACGCATTGACGGCATTACCTCATGATTAATGATTGCCGTAGACAGTTCCCAATATAATTCGTCAGGAATCTCATATTTATGATTTTCTTTCAGATAATCATTGATAAAATTCATGTAACGGGCAACCGTCTCATTCCAATCCTCACGTCTACCTTCTTTGTCAAGGTAACGAGCATATTTTGATGTATAAATGTAATCCGATAGTAGTGACTTCTCAAACATGTGAGTTAATTCTCCTTCTTTATTATTCTTGTTATTGTTGTTCGATTATTTCGAGCGTAAGCTCTGGCTTATTTTCTAGCTTGTCCAAAGCAGCCTTCTGCTCTGGTGTAAGATTTTCCTCATTCTCATGAAACATATCATTAAGATAAGCTAATATCTCTTCTTTAGTCATTCAGCTTGACCAATGACTAATTCATCCAATGAAGGGAACTGTTCACATATCTCTTGCCAAGACTCAACAGCAATCTCACGATGCTCCTTCTGAGTTGAAGGCTTCATGCGTAAGTCACAATAATGTATCCATGAACGGAGCGTGCCATTCATGTAGAGACGACTAGAAGTCAGACCCTCGGGCAGCACAACACGTGCAACCTCTTTGGCAATACCGTTGTCGGTAGCCCACTTGTAAGCCTTCTCGGCAGCTTCCTTGACTGAAAGCTGTTGCTTCGCCCAATTGAACTTGAGCATACTCATCTCGTCACCAACTTCAATCGAATTCTGACGGTTCTTACTGTCTTGCAAACGAGCTTCCTTCATAACGAAGCCCATCTGTGTAGGATCAGCATAACGCTGCGAAAACTCTTGGAAAGAGAACGAACGGTGTCTTAGGATTTGACGAACGATGTCGCGTGTAGAGTTGATTTCCATCACGACATTGACCATTTCGAACGGAGACCAATGCTTGTTCTTGACGAGATACTTGAGCAGCTTTGGCGCAGTCAGTGTATTATTCTGATTATCTGGGTTAGACACGCGAGCAACGAAAGCAAGAAATTCCTCAACCGTCATTAACCTATCTGCACCTTGCAGCATCCAATCCTTAAGAGGTTCAATTTTAATTCTCTGCAATGGTTGAGTAATAGCTACAAGTTTAGCGGTCATGACAATCCTTCTATAATGGGGGTAGAGTATTTATCGGTATCCGGCGTCTAGCCAAAATTCATAGGTACTGAAATCATTGACTAAAAAGTGTGGTCGAAAAAAGATATTTTTTATTTCAACTCGGCTTCGAGGAAGTAATGAAGAGAACCAAATCCGTCCACTACGAGATAAGAAAAGGTCTCAAAAATAGTCTCACCCTTCTTATTCTTATTGGTGCGCTCACCTTCCTTCTGGACACGACCAATGACATCAGACCACTCGACGTTGGCCTTGACGATCTCTCCAGCACGAAACTTAGGATTAGGCATTTATTATTCTCCGATAAAGATTTTGAAAGCTTTCTGAAGCTGTAGCTCAGGAATAGCATGATCGATATTCCTGTACGTTATCGAATAATATTTCGGCTTGTCCTTGTGCCTACCTTGTGGTGCATGATCTGCAATTCTGATCGTCCAATCGACGCCACGAATGAAATCTGGCTTAGTAAAGTAGAAGGCGATCCCGTCAGTGCGGTGTGCTTGCCTCTTATAAGGCACGTGAAAAGCCTTCAAACCTGCTTCGAAGCGATTGGCTACGAACTCAGCCGCATTGCGAGTTTTTGAGGAAGCCACTTCTCATCTCCAAAAGGCTAACTTCAGTTTGGCTTGTAGGCCAACGAAAGCATTCTCGCATATTACGCGCTCAATGTCAAGTGGGTTTCTTCCTGCCAGGACCATTGCATTGATATCTTTTTCGTGAATGTCATTGGGCCAGATACAGACCTTGTAACCGGCGTCAATGGCTTTCTTTATTTTGTCTCGTGTTGTGCCTGATCGAGGTTCGTTGTCATATACGATGATGAACTGTTCTTTGGGATATGAACGAATAGCAGACACAAGGTCACCACCAGCAGTTCCAACAGCATTATTGAGGAAAAGGGAATCGAGCGGGCCTTCAACAACGTAGGTTAACTCCTTTTTGTTCCAGCGATCAATACCATAAACTTTGGGTTTCGTCTCATCTAACACAATATTCATGTAACGTAAGGCTGAGAACTGCTTAAACGAACGTCCTGCGAAGGCGAACATCTTCTTGTCTTCGTCAAAGAAGGGGATCACCAGTCGAGCTTCGTCTTGCTCACCCTTGACCTTTCCAGGCAACAATGAATTAACAAATGCCTTGAAACGGTCGCAGTAAAACAGATGATGCCAGTGTACGTCAGGAATTTGCCTTCGGATGACATACTGTTTGTGAGGCAGACAGTCATCCAATTCGCTAATCGGAATTAGCTCTTTAAGTACACCGACATCATAAGTCTTGAATTTCTTTGTTTTGGGAAGGACAAACTCTGGCACCTTGGTCTCACGGTTGCCAAAGAACCTCTCCATTCGATATTCCGAATACAGACTACTATCAACGAATTCGATCAGGTGACCGAGAGACTTGACCGCACCGCAATTATGACACTTGAAGATATACGAGTCATCCTTGGGATAAATGTAACCACGGGTCTTGTTTTTATTCTTTTTCGAATCAC